GCCGAACTCTAAAACCATGACCTACCAACTCACCACCGGCGACACCATCCTCCGCACCTCCGACGGTGCCTTTATCCCCCCCGACCCCGCCAACACCGACTACGCCGCCTACTTGCAGTGGGTTGAGCAGGGTGGCACCCCCGAGCCTGCACCCGAACCTGTGGCCCCGGTTGAACTGACGCCTGCTGAGAAGTTGGCAGCGTCTGGGTTGACGGTGGAGGAACTTAAGAGCCTTCTTGGCCTTTAATTAAACATACCCTTACTAAAAGATAATGCTTACCATCCTTGGTGCCAAGGTCTCTATTGAGACTGTTGGCTTTTTTGTACTGTTTATTGCTTCTGAGTACATCGGCACTAACCCCCGTCTTAAATCTAATAGCGTTGTCCAAGCAGTTGTGTCTGCTGTCAACTCAATGAAACTCTTCCGTAAGGAAGACGACCGTATTCGGCGTATTAAAGACTCCTTCAAGGGTTGATGACAATGGTGCTGCTTCCGGTGAAGCAGTATTACCCTCAACTAGATAGCAAGACAGGTCACGGGGGTCGGATGTGCTTTAGTTCTTCATGTGCTATGGCCGTCAAGTACCTCCGTCCTGATGCTTTGAAAGGGAGTAATGCTGATGATGATTACTTAAAGACCGTACTCAAATACGGTGATACAACTCAAGCCCACGCTCAAATCAAAGCCTGTTCCCATTACGGTGTCTTTGCTAACTTCTATACCACCGGCAATAAGCAGTCCATCCTTTCTGAACTGAAGGCTGGCTATCCAGTAGCTACTGGCATCCTTCATCATGGCCCAGCATCGGCTCCAACCGGTGGTGGCCACTACATGCTGTGCATAGGCGATGAAGGTGTTAACGGCGTATTCCACGACCCCTACGGTGAGCTAGATAACGCTAACGGTGGCTACGTCAGAGTTGGCTCTGGTGGCATGTCTGTGCAATATGGCTGGACTAACTGGCTAAAACGTTGGCAAGTTGAAGGTCCTAATAGTGGTTGGTTTATGACCTTCAGAAAACAATGATTGAAGCAATTCTTACTGGTGTTGTCTCCCTAGTCATTGGTGCTAGCGGTGGTATGGCAGCCCTTAACTCACGCACCGCCAACAAGGTAGCTGAGTTGGACCGACGTATTGACCAAATGGAATTACGTGTTGCTGAAAAGTACGTGCCACGTAATGAACTATCCAATGCACTCCAGAAGATGGAAGATCACATGATCCGCATTGAAAATAAACTCGATCAAATAGCACTTAGAAATGGCTAAAACCAAAGCATCAGAGGAGATGTTCAATGAGTTACATAATATTGTCACTCAAGAGCTACTGAATCGGATTAAATCCGGTGAAGCCTCCACTGCAGATCTAAAAGCAGCTTGTGATTGGCTTGCAAAGAATGATATTAGCGGTGTGGCCTATGCAGGCAATCCTCTAGATAAGTTAGCCACCATCATGCCAAAAGTAGATCCAGAACTTGTACAAAAGAGGTTGTATGGCGCAAGGCAAAACCGCTAAGTATTACAAAGAGAATCCTGAAGCAGCTTCACAACATCGCCGCTATATGCGGAAGTATAACCAGGATCCACTGAAAATTAAATACCGCTCAGAGCTAAATAAGGAGCGCCGTAAGCGTGGTATGTACGGCAATGGTGGCAAAGATCTTTCCCATGATGCTAATGGGAATGTAAAGCCAGAAAACCCTAAGAAGAACCGCGCCCGGAATGGGCAAGGTGATAACAAGCGGTATCGATGACTCCCTTACTACCTAGTCCTGATCACTACCTCCAAAACCTAATAACCATGACCAGTCCTGAAGCTAAGCGGCTGTGGCGTAGAGCCATAAAGGAACACTTTGACTGCACATGTGTCTACTGCGGAGAAACTTATGAATTACATGAACTTACACTTGATCACGTTCGCCCTCGTTGTATGGGTGGCGAAGACCTTACAAGCAATTTGGTCCCCTCCTGTCGAAAGTGTAATCAGGACAAAGGTAGTAACAATTGGCTCTCATGGATGAGGAATACCTTTGGTAATAACCCCAATAGAGAGCGTCTAATTCTTTCACATATCAACTAACAATGGCATCCAAGAAACCGAGTCGGTACGATTACGATAGCTCTATGCTTTATGCACAGGCAATGCGTAGGTGGCAATCAGCTAATGCCCCTAAAGCTACGCCTAAAGCAAAGCCATCAGGTCCGGCACCTAGCCGCTATGACTATGAAAACCCTGCTGCATACGCACAAGCTGCTGCTAGGTATCGCGATGGAAAACCTGGTAAGGCTACGCCGTCTGCACCAAAGCTTCCTGATGTGAAGACTGCTGCAAAAATGAAGCCTGGTGATACCTACAAGAATGGCCAGGTAAAGATCAAACCACAAGAAGATAAGCCTTCCAAGCCTGCTGAATCTTCTACTCCTCAACGCAAAGTAGCTGTACGGAACCCTGCTCCTCAACAAGCAAGTAGCACCCCTTCTAAGCCCTCTAGCAGCCCCTCTAAGCCCTCTACTCCTTCTAAGCCTAGTGAATCTGGCTATAAGGCTGGTGATAACTATTACAGGGGCTCTGATGCCTATAAGAAGGCGCTAGCTGAAAAGAATGGTGGTTCCTCTTCTGGTAACCCCCTCCTAGACAAGATGCGTCGGGAGATGGGTCGTGATGCTGCAACTGGGGAGAAATCTTCAGGGCCAAGCATGGATAAGCAAAAGGCAACCGCTGCAGGCATTGTTGCTAGTGGCAAAGTTGCAGCCTTGAAGCCCAGCGAAGGTTCTAAGAACTTCAGCAAGGATTCGGGTTATAAGCCTGAAGCTAAATCAAAAAGTGCTGACTACTCAGAATCTTTTAAGAAGAAAGAAGATGAGAAAAAGAAAGCACTCATGATTAAAGGCTACAAGAAATAAGCATTTAAACAACCTGTCCACTTGAGTAGTAACCAATCGCCGCTCCGCATGGGGCGGCTTTTTTAATGCCTAAAAAAAGACTTTCGTGGAAAGAATGGCAGGAAAGAGCCAAAGCTGAATACAAGCCTGGTGAATATGTCGCCAAAGACATGATTAGAGACTGGGGTTACCCAGCTGAATTTAACCAGTCCGACTATAAAATTGATTTTGACAAAGGAAAACCTCGTAGGAAATCGCGTGAGGCTCGGGAAGAAAACCGATCTAAGGCAAATGCCCTTAGGGCAGCAAAGGATGTAGTCTCTGTAGCCGAAGCTAAACCTCAACGCAGAGACACTCTTCAACAAGTGCGGCAAATCAACCAGCACCCACTATCTGAGGTTTACGGAAAATCAATTGTAGAGCACAATGTAGCATTACACGATAGTGAACATTTAAAAAGCCACTATGGAGCAGGAGATCCACACAACCTGTCTCAAAGTGATCCAATGTTCAAATTACAAAAGGATCTATTAGAGAAATTAAACTCTAAAGGCGGTAACCCTTTTGTTGTTACGGTAAACCCAGTCACTGGAGAATCCAGGCTAGTTGAAAGGCGGTTCCATAGTTTTGATGCAGACCCATCACACCTGCCTGGGTTTGACATTCCACTAGATGCTGACCCAAACAAAGCATTTAACCGGGCAGTTGCAAATACATCAAAACTGGTTGGAAGAAATGGTGCGATAAATTTCACACCAAGTATTGAATTTAATGCTGGCTTAGGCACAGGGGCTTATAAGCAATTAAAACAGCTTGGCAAGGCTTCCATACCAGGATTAAAAGCTGGTGTTGCTGGCTTGGCTTTAGAAGCAGGGGTATCTTATCTTGCTACTGGTGACCCATATCTAGCAACAGCAAACACTTTAAGTTCCCCAATAGATAGCGGTCCCACCGCAAATGTTGACAGAGTAGGCAATTTATTTGTTGATAGAACCACTAATCAAGTATTACCTTCTACTAAAGCTGAAGCAGCTAAAGGTAAAACTGGCCTGGCCTATCGCAATGGTAAGCCCGTAGCTGTTCCGTACGGATCAGTTGCAGGGGAGAAATCTAACCTTGCTTTAGTGCAAGATGCAATGCAAACAGCTGTTAATAACGCAAAAAGCACATGGATTGTTAACGGAAGAAACTCTGCACAAGCAAGAACAAGAGCTGGGTCGTTTGAAGTTGGCTTGGGTTCAATCAAATTCAAGTTACCAGAGCTGGGTGTTTCTGAATTGATAGGGTTAAATCATAAATAACGATCTAAGGCCTCTAGAAGCCCCTACAAGCCCCGTACATATCCACTAAGGTATATCCTAATCTAAATGCCACCAAGACGCCGTACAGCGCCTTCTGGAGGGGACTCAGTATTAACTGCCCTCCAGCAGGACTTCAAACTATTTCTTCAAGCCCTTTGGCAACAACTAGACCTACCTTCACCCACCCGTGCTCAATATGCCATCGCAGACTACATCCAACACGGACCAAAACGCCTTCAAATCCAAGCGTTCCGTGGTGTTGGTAAGTCTTGGATTACTGGGGCTTTTGTTCTCTGGACTCTTTTTAACAACCCAGAAAAGAAAATCATGATCATCTCAGCTTCTAAGGAAAGAGCTGACAACATGTCTATCTTCCTTCAGAAGCTGATCATTGAAACCCCCTGGTTAGCCCACCTAAGACCCAAGAGTGATGAAGCTCGGTGGTCTCGTATCTCCTTTGACGTGAACTGCTCCCCTCACCAGGCACCTTCCGTCAAATCAGTCGGTATCACAGGTCAGCTCACCGGTTCACGTGCTGACCTCATGATTCTGGATGACATCGAAGTACCTGGTAACTCCATGACCGAGATGATGCGTGAGAAGCTCCTTCAACTCTGTACTGAGGCTGAATCCATCCTTACCCCCAAGGAAGACTCTCGCATCATGTACCTCGGTACACCACAGACCACCTTCACTGTCTACCGCAAACTGGCAGAACGTAACTACAGACCCTTTGTATGGCCTGCACGTTACCCCCGTAAGATCTCTGCCTATGAAGGCCTTATCGCCCCTCAACTCCAAGAAGACTTGGATATGGGTGCTGATAGCTGGGATGTAACCGACCCCGATCGCTTCTCCAATGACGACCTAACCGAACGGGAAGCATCCATGGGTCGTAGCAACTTCATGTTGCAGTTCATGCTTGATACCAGTCTTAGTGATGCAGAGAAGTTCCCCCTTAAATTTCAAGACCTCATCATTACCGCTGTTAACCCGACTCAAGCGCCGGATTCTGTGGTGTGGTGCTCTGATCCTCGTAATGTTCTCAAAGACCTGCCTACGGTTGGCCTCCCAGGCGATTACTTCTATTCACCAATGCAACTCCAAGGTGAATGGGGTCCCTACACCGAAACAATCTGCTCCGTAGACCCCTCAGGTAGAGGCTCTGACGAAACAGCAGCTACATATATAAGCCAACGTAATGGGTTTCTCTACGTTCACGAAATACGAGCTTATCGCGACGGTTATAGCGACAATACACTTCTTGACATCCTTCGTGGGTGTAAGCGTTACAACGTATCGAAACTACTCATCGAAACAAACTTCGGTGATGGCATCGTCGGTGAGCTGTTCAAAAAACACCTCCAACAAACCAAACAAAACATTGGTGTCGAAGAAGTCCGTGCCACAGTCCGTAAAGAAGACCGCATCATTGACTCCCTAGAACCTGTCATGAACCAACACCGCCTCATCATTGATCGACAGGTGGTGGAATGGGACTATAACTCCAATAAAGATGAAGCCCCAGAGAAACGCCTTCTCTATATGCTCTTCTATCAAATGTCTCGTATGTGTCGTGAAAAGTTTGCCATCAAACACGATGACAGATTAGACTCCCTAGCACAAGCTGTTAAATACTTCACAGATGCTATGGGTATCTCAGCTCAAGAAGTTGTTAACCAACGCAAACGTGATGAATGGAATGACATGCTCCAAGGCTTCCTAGATGACCCCCAAACCTCCGCTAATCATGCCGTTTTTGGCATGAATATGGAACAAAGACAACAGGCTAGAGGGAAGACAACAAACACTGTCCCCACCTGGGTGTAAACCTAGGCCTACACTGGGTTTAAGGCCGGTAACGGGCGTATACAGGGGGAAGAGAGGGTGGACTCAACTCCCTGTAGGGGGGAAGACACAAATCTTCCCCTTTATTAATGTCCCTGGGAATGGACATTCTGTAAGAACCGCCAAACCAAAAAGACCACTCTTCCACTCACACCTTCAAGAACTGAATTAAGATCATCCCTGTGAGACCCTTTGTGTCACAAGTGATGATACTGATTCAGTATTATATATCAGTATGGAGTATAAGTATCCTAATAACACACCTTCAACCTACATCTCCTACTTCAGGAACAGAGAAGGTCCTAATGGTATCCTCGTCTATTACAAGAATGTAAGCAGATTTGTTACCACCAGTAAACAACTGAGAGATGTGTTTGGTCCTGCACGGTATACAGATAGTGTAAAGCTGGCATCAAAATGGTGTGATGAGATGATAGAAAAGTATGACTCAGTATCAGCTGAGGTTAGTCATGATGAGATCGTAAAGGATGGGTTCGGTCCTGAAGCTCATCAAGAAGAAGATCCAACAGCTAATACAAAAATGATTACCTAATGGAACCATTAAAGCTTAATACCTTCAAAGATTTATACACAACCCTTAAATCAAATATCCCCTGGCTTGATCATCTCCTCTTAGGCCTCCTGGTGGCCCTGGAAGGCTGGTATATCGATAAGAAGGTAGATTCTACCATAGACGCTGCAATTAGCCAGTATGAGGCTCAGGAAAGCCTTACAGATAACGCACCCATCTATAGTGAGTCTGACAACGGAGAGATGAGGTTGAGAGCTCCTTGGGTTAAAGAATAGTACTCTCATCTAATAAATAAGCAACTAAGTTACTTAAACTCCTACCATCAAGCTTACTCTTTTCAATTAAACGTTGATGAGTTAGCCAGCTAATGGTCACAGTGATCCTAACTGGCTTCCTACCTATCATTTCTCTTGCAAGCAGCGGCTTGCCTTCACCCATGGGGGTGCGGGAGAATCTAGTCATCAGCTCATTCCAGTGAGTTGGTCACGGGTCAGGCTGTTAGTAGCAGCGCTGGCCCACCAAAACTACAGCACATCTCAGCAACTGTTGTCAAGGTGCAGCAAATGACCTGCAGATTTTGGACAGAAATTTATTTTCCCTAATAAGCGGTACCGCTGGGCCGCACTACCCCCGTGTGGGGGTGCCGGACTTGGTACTAGATGGTATATCTAGTCCAAGATGCAGGGGTTCGCGGGGTTCAACTACCGCGCTGGGGTGATGTGCGCCTGTTTTCTACGCGGGAGGGGCTAACTCAACCTCAATCGATCTGTCTCGATTTCACTAAGCTTTGCTTATATATCGTGAGCTGATTGATAAGCAAAGATGATCACTGCTGCACTGCAACAGATCTGCCACCATTGTCATATTTCGTTACACCAAACCAGCTCCAACCTGCTACCTTGAGACCTCCTTTCTTCTTGAAGGTTGAGTATCTCGACTCTCCCTGTTAAGGGGGAGGAGAGTCTCGATCCTTCAACCAGAAGAAAGAGAGAGACCGACCTACCGACCAGCTGTGCCACTTTGCCAGCTGACCGCTTGACATCCTGTCCACCATGGTATAGGATGCATAGCATCGAACCTCGACAACTGAATACAGGGCTGGTCACAACACGGAACCAGAGGAGCGAGAGATCCCTCGAAGCAGAGACATGGTTGCAACCCAACCAGCTGCTACCAGCCCGCCACCTGTCCACTTCAGTATGAAGTGATAGCGCAGAGTCACATGCGCTTTACAAGTCTGCTCATGGCAGGCTGACATCCACCGGGGTGCACACCGTTCGAGTCGGTGACCAGTCATTTGTTCATATCTCAAGAACGCATTCGTTATGCTTTATCAAATTAACTACGGTCCTTCACTTAGGGACTTCACTCATGCTAGTGAGTACATCCATGCTGACACAATCGATCAAGCATGGGCTGAGGCTAGGCGTCGTTGCCTAGCTCGTGAGGTAGTGCAAGAAGTACTGCCTTGCGTACAATTCGAGTCAGCGTTCGGCTGATGTCTGCTCTCAGGGACGCACCCTGTCAGCAGCCTTCAAGTGCTGCAATCATTCACTCAATTGTTAATATGTTCACTGTTCCTTTTCGTTCGTCTTCTTGCATTGAGAAGCTTGAAGTCAACCCCTTCTTTGGTGTTGTCAAGTGTACCTTCAAGGATGGGTACACGTATGAGTATGACAACGTTAGTAAGCGAGCGATCCTCAACCTGTTGTTCAATCCCAACATGAGCCTAGGCTTTTGGGTTAACACGAACCTAGTCAACACATCACGAACTGACTATGCTTGTGTTGATTTCTCGGTCTGATTAGCTGGTCTGATAGTTACACTTAGGGATGACTAATCACCATCCTTTTCTGTAGCTTTCAAGCTACGTATCCACTTACGTATACTGAACATGACAACCATGATTATCGAGCGCCTGACTGGTCAACCCCTGATTGACTACATCAAGGACGCTACCGATAAGGGACTTAGTAAGACCGACATGTGTCAAGGTGCAGGCTATGTGAAGGAGCTACCGTTTGGTGGCACTGGAGCTAGCTTCACCGCCTTCTATGAAGCCTTGTTGGAGGCTAAGGGTGTTGATGTTGAGGCTGTTGCAGCCGATCAAGCTGAATACTATTTTGACTACAACAAGATGACTGAAGATGAACAGAACTTCTACGATGAGGTGTGTAACCTCTTTGGTGAGAAGTGGACACATGCACAACAGATGGAGTTCATGGAAGAACTCGACGACCTTGGGATCAAGACAGTCGAGCAGCTCAACGATGCGTACTATTTTTGCAACGATGAGTATAACGCTGAGGCACACTTTGCCGAGGAGTTCATGATTGATACCGGTACAATTAGCGAGGACTCACCGTTGTTCTCGTTTATTGATTGGCAACAAGTGTGGGATCATAGCCTCCGCTATGACTTCAACACGGTTGAGTTCGATGGTGACACGTACTTCTTCCATAACTCCTGACTCTCTCACTCAGCCCATCTATCCACTTGGGTATGTTGGGTTTTCTGAGGGACTCACTCCCTTAAGTAACACTAACAAATCACAATCACAATGGAAGTTTTTACCTTAGCGCGTGTTTGCCCTTGTAATGGAGACACCATGATCGTTGCTGTGTTTGAGAACATGGACGCAGTTATTGAAAGATTGCGTGTTGTTGGGGCTTATACAGATCCTGGTGAGGAGTATAAGATTGAGTGCTTCCAGTTGAGTACATTTGAAGAAGAATCAAAGCGTACAAAGGAAACGCTTAAGTCTCGCGCTGAATACAAAGCAAAGCAAGAACGTGATTAAAAGAAATCAGAATCTAGCGAAGCTTGAAGATACAGCTATTGCTGACTATCACAAGGGGTTGCTTACACGTAAGCAGCTCCTTTCTATTGTCCATAAACTAGACAGAATCAGTTCCACTAAATGACACAAGAACTTGGTAAAGATTGGCTAATTCTCAATGCTATTGAGTGTTGGTTGTATTACTTTCCGGACAACCCATATACAGAACGCTATAAAGAATTGAAGGATGCAATCGAGTTACAAATGCAAAACCTCGACACCGGAGAAGTGGAAGAGGAAGGGGAAAGCAAGGCCGCAGGCCGTGCGCCAATCAAAAGAAAGACTCAAACACCTCAAGCTAAAGTATAAGAATGGTTCACAATCACAAGGTTGATGTGTACGAAGTCACGCTTAGTTCAGGTACTAGATACATCCTAGCGCCCAATTCTGAGCGAGCAGCATGGACTGCATTAGAATTGTCCTATGAACGCAACGATAACCTTATCAATGTTAAGTTAAAAGATGAGTGGTAAAAAGCGTTACTATCCAAATAACTGGCAAGAATACAAGGACTCAGATGATGACATGTTTGATACTCATACCTTCGAAGAGTTAATGACATGGAAAGTAGGGGGATGGGAATTACCTTCTTCTGTTGCTTGTATTATCAGGGTCGCAGATGTGAACACTGGTAAGGTTAAAGAACACGTTTATCAACGCACAACAGCAGCCAGAAAGAAGGTTGCAGAGCTGATTAAAACACCTGGCATTGAGTTCACTGTATGTGATCACGATGCAATCCACCACTTAACTCAGGAGGAAATTGATGATGACTGCGACGACTTTTGAGCGTAGGTTAGAGCAACTTATGCAGGAAGTGCATGATCACGAGCACAAAGAAGAGATCCTAAAGCTAGCGATGGAGCAGCTTTGCGAGGACGTAGACCTAGCCTAAGGGATGCTGCACATTACATCAGGCTGCACCACGGTAGGTTAGAATTCAGGAATGCAGTGAAGCATTAATGCGTCTCTTTTCAATCGGTCCTTTGTACATCGGCACGGATAAGGAATCCTTTTGGGATTTTTGGATAAATAGTACGGATGTATCTATCCACCTTGGTATAATCCGAGTAGAGTTAGATCGTCCACATTCAAGGAACCATGGATCCCTTCAGAAGGGAACTCACCAACCCAACAATGGAGAAGCTTCTCAAGGCAATTGAGTTGCTTCGGGTCTTAGTGGATCGAGAGATGCCAGCCCAGGCAGTCTCCTGCTTTTTATATGTTGCATCGCATAGTCGTTGCCATAAAACTGCAATGGAGGAGGACTTGGGGTTTACTACTGCCAGTGGTAGTCGTAACACCGACTGGTTGTCTCAAACCAACCGGCTAGGTCAGCAAGGACTTGGCCTAATTATCAAGGAGGCAGACCCATCTAACAAACGCCGAGTCATGCTCACTCTCTCACCCAAGGGAGAGGAGATCAGTAAACAACTCGAACGAATTCTCTATGATTAAACCGAAAAGCATCACCCGTTTTTCACAAGCGTTTAAATTCACGCAACAGTACAAGCCAACATGGAGTTGTGGTAGTGCATTCGCAGGTAACTGCGTAAGCAACTACAACCACATCATGACATATGCAGCTGTTGATCCCAAGTTAGAAATAATCAGCCACAGCTGGTTGAAATCTATCCTGGAAGAATATGCTGATGATCGTGCATCACAAGGTCAAGACACTAGCGGCGGCACATTAAACCGTCACCTAGCTACTGTTAGGACAGTGATGAAGGTTATGGCTAAGGAGGAATACATTGATCGCGTACCTGTCTTCCAACAATGGGAAGAAAGTGAGGGACGTACTAACTTCTACCGCAAGGAAGAAGTGGATCAACTTATTCACTACTCACTGGAACGTGATGACATTGCGCTAGCTCATACCATTCAATTTGCAGCCTATACAGGTCTGCGTCAAGGTGAATTGAGAAAGCTCAGAGTCAGGGACGTGGACTGGAGAGATGACATTATCCACGTAGGTGGCACGCCTGAGACACGCACTAAAGCAAAGAACTACAGGGTTGTTGGTATTGCCGACTCACTGAAATCAATGCTAAAGATGCGTACGCAGGGCCGCGACCGAATGGGTTATGTGTTTGATGAATGGTCAAGTGGTCAGCAACTGTACCGGAAGTTTCTGAAGGTACGTAGCAGGCTCATCCACGAATCAGATTACATCGATGAATCGTATGTGTTCCACACGCTACGTCACAGCTATGGGACGTGGCAGATACAAGCGGGTACACCGCTGATTGAAGTGAAGTACGCCATGGGTCACAAGAATGTGAGCACCACTGAGCGTTACCTCCATAACACATACGGGTCCAAACGTCAAATGGCTAACGCAATCTAGTCAACGTCTAGTGGGTCCTGAAAAGGGGGTCAACGGCACGCAACCAGCTAAGGTTTGAACGATCTCATCGCTGAGATCCCTTGGGAGCGTGGCGGAATTGGTAGACGCATTCGACTCAAAATCTGAACCAAATTCTATGCAGTTTGGTACACGAGGGGGAGAGATCCCCCTTTTTCATTGGTATTACTAGCTATCCACTTAGGTAGGGTTTACACGAAATATCTAGCTGCATAAAAGAAGGTCAATTAACAATTATTCACAATCACGCCTATGAAAAATCCAGCGCTGGTGGCAGAGCAGGTTGCACTGGAGAGGGATCAGATCAGGCAAGGCATCAGGCGGCTACGTGAAAACACCAAGAAGCTTGAGGAAAAGGAGTACGCCTCAGCGTCTGTCTATGGGGTGAGCTCGATCGATGCACTGCTGCCAAAGGTGGTCGAGCAGATCACAAAAACCAGAGCCCGGATCAACGAAGGCAAAACCGGCACATCGTTCAAGGAGATCCAGCACTTTTTGGCGGACCTTGAACCACTGGCTGCAGCTGCCATTGCCTGCAAGCTCACGTTTGACAAGGTGTTTGGGTTTAAGCAGGGCAGCAATCAGTTGGTTGCCGTCTGCGATGCAATCGGCAGTGCCGTAGAGGCTGAGTGTCAGATGCGTCACTACGAGGCAAAGGCCCCAGGCCTTCTTAACGTACTGAAACAAAACTATTGGCACAAGGCCATCGGCACCCACCAGAAGAGGGTGGTGATCCAAACCCTGATGAACCGCTATGACGTGGAGGTTTGGAAAGGATGGGGGCGAGCTAATCGGGTCAAGCTTGGTGGTTGGCTATTGGACTGCATCATGCAGACCTCCGGTTGGTTTGAGAAGGAGATCAGGAGGGAAGGAACCCGAACAAACAACTTTGTAGTGCCAACAGCAGAGTTCATGGCCATCAAGGATCTGGTGATGGCTGATGCTGAGCTGTTTGCACCACTGACATGGCCAATGCTCGTTGAACCAAACGATTGGACAAACGAAACAGCTGGTGGCTACATCCTGAATGAAGTCATGAAGGGCCATGACATGGTGCGTCGGGGCGGTAACGGGCGTATACAGGGGGAAACACCGCTGGCCTTTTTGAACAAGATTCAGAAGGTTGCGTACCGCCTGAACCCATTCACTGTTGAAGTGGCTGAAGTGTTGATGGAGAAGGGGATAGCGATTGGTAAATTCGTACCGATCACGGAGATCCCACTACCTCCTAAGCCATACGACATTGCTGAGAATGACGAGGCTCGGATGAGCTATCGACGTGCAGCAGCTGAGGTCATGAACAACAATGCCCAGAGCTTCAAGCGTTCATGTCGTACAAGGATGACGATGGAGGCTGTTGCTCGCTTCAAGAGCAAGGATGAGTTCTACATCCCTTGGTCTTTTGATTATCGGGGTAGGGTTTATCCAATACCAAGGGATGTA